AATCATGGGCTTGCGAGGCTACGGATGCGGTTAGTGAATTCCATGAACTTAGCGCATTTATTGTCTTGAGCGCATTAATGGGTTCAAGCTTGAGATTGGAAGCTAACTACGGTGTGATAGCTCCGAACCTTTGGGGATTAGTTCTTGGTGACTCCACAGTCACTCGTAAGTCTACGTCTATGAAGATGGCAATGGACTTGGTAACTATGCTTGAACCTGAGCTAATACTTGCAACTGATGGTTCTGTGGAGGGTTTGCTCACTGGTCTAGCTACCAGACCTAACAAGGTGAGCGTGTTCTTTCGTGACGAAGTATCAGGTCTTTTCGACAGCATCAATAAACGGGAATACCTGTCGTCGATGCCTGAGACGCTTGCACATCTTTACGATGTTCCGCAGGTGTACAATCGTTTGTTGCGTAAGGAAGTCATACACCTGGAATCACCAGCTTTTGTGTTCTTCGGTGGTGGGATCACTGACAGGGTCTATAGCAACATTAGTGAGGAATGGATAGAGTCAGGTTTTCTTCCCCGCTTTCTCATTGTGTCGGGTGAGTTTGACCAAGCTACTATGCGGCCTACTGGACCTCCTACAGCGTTGGGTATCAAGAAGAGATTGGCGATAGTTGACAAGCTTGCTGATCTATACGAGCATTACTCGACAGAAGTGCCCGTGAAGATAGGTACGGGGTCTATGATGATGCCACCTAGAATCATGGCTAAGATGACTCCCGAGGCATGGACTCGTTACCAAGCTATTGAAGGTGAACTCACAGTTAAAGGCTACGAGAGTCTGGTGCGTAATACCGCACTTCCCACGTTTGAACGACTAGCGCGTAGCATTATGAAGATGAGCATGATACTCGCGGCTGCTCGTCAAGTACCTAAAAACGAAGAAATCACAGTAGAAGAGAGAGACGTGATTAACGCAGCTTGGTACGCTCAGAAGTGGGGTCAGCACTCCGTTGAGCTTATCCTGAACGCGGGTAAAGCTCCACGCGAGAAATACATCGATAGAGTATCTAGGAAAATTGGTAACAACCCAGGTATCCTACGTTCTACGCTGATGCAGCATCTTCACTTGACTAAACGGGAAACGGATGAAGTGATAGGTACTCTAGAAGAACGTGGTCAAATACGTAAAGAACAAGCAGGAAGGGGTTGGCGCTATTGGACAGTATGACGCTTCTAAATGGAGGACCAGTTAACTCTGAAGTAAAGTCAGATCGAATTAAAAAAGAAACTGAGGTAGTTATAGTTACGCACGTGGGCTGTTCGTGCGACTGGTGCGAGAAATTTGAGGAATCTTCCATAAATCACATTTACCACAGATTACCTTCCACAAACATTTTCTCGTATCAGCATAGTGAAGTGACAGAATTTGGTGTAGTATGAGTGATACCTATATTCACGAACAAGTGGTTGATGGCTCAGAAACGGGTACTCTACGTGTTATGACTAAAGAACAGATCCTCGAGCGTCAGAAGCTTAATACGGCTAACACAACTTCGGCATTAAGAGCCAGAGTTCTCAAAGAAACGGCCAGACAGAACGGTAAGGAATACAAACCCGACTACAGAGATAAGAGGTGGCAGTAGATGATTCTAGGTCTTAACGGTTTGAAGGGATCTGGCAAGGATACGGTAGCTGCGTATCTAATCAAGGAACACGGCTTTGAACGTCGTGCTTTTGCAGATCCGCTTAAGAAGTCTATAGCCGCTCTGTTTGACATACCCTACCACGAAATCGACAAGATGAAGAACGATCCGAATGTTGTAGTTAAGGTAGGTATACCTAGTAGTCCCGAGTTCGATGAGCTTGTTAACTCAAAGCACACCTTTCGACAGTTTCTACAGCGTTACGGTACTGAATCGCATAGAGACGTGTTTGGTGAGAATTTTTGGGCAGACCAGACTCTACCTAAAGATGCTTTTTACAGAGGTCGGAACATAGCTATCACTGATTGCAGGTTTGCGAATGAAGCTATGCGTGTACATAGTTGTGGTGGTTTTGTTGTAGAAATTATTAGACCGGGCCTGGATGATGCAGACCAGCACAGCAGCGAAGTTCCACTAGATCCAAGGTCTGTAGATTACAAGCTTGAGAACGTCAGTACGCTTGTGGATCTTTACGAGCGTACTGAAAGAATGTTGACAATGCTAGGAGAAGAGAGGATGGCGGCATGGTCGAACACCAAGCAGCGTTAGATTGATGGGTCCGACACCGATACCACTATATGATCCCGAACGTCATCTTGGAATACGGACAATTCCTACAGCGGGAGAGGTTGCTATAGAAATGTTGACAGAGATGTACATATATGGAAAAATTGATGTTGATGAATTTGAGAACAGAGTCGGTTTCGCTCTAGTGTTTGGGCCGAGTGATGAATTTGCCTGAGACTATGAGACTCAACAATATGGTAAGTTGCAACGGTTGTGGCAAGATGGTGAATCCCTACGTCCTCGAACGTAAGAAACAGATAAACGAACCGAGTACCACAAAACTTGAGTGTCCAAGTTGTAAGTACGAATGGACAGAAACGGATTGGATATGGTGGGGACATTGAATTGTGTGCTTTGCAATCACAAGATCCTTGAGAGTGATTCACGTAGTAACTTCACCGAGGGTGTGTTCTGTGCAGATGGAGCAGGTTGTAGACGTCGTGCGCTAAAACGTATGAACGAGCTTAAGAGAGTAATCAAGCCTCTGACTAGCAAAGCGACAATGAAGTCAGGACCAGGGCGTATAGCTATTTGGATGAGGCCACAAGACGCACTCAAAGTTAGGGACGTATTGAAATGAGCAACGCTATAGAATTTCATGTAGGTGGCAGAAGGAGTGGTAAGACTGACAAGATGCTTCGATGGCTTACTGATGCTCCCGAAGGTGAGTGGAGAGTTTTGGTGTCTGTCAGTGAACAGAGAGCTATGCGTTTGCTTAGAGAAGCTAGAGAGCGTGGACTAAGCGTAGAGTCTTGGCAGTTCGTAGGTATCGAAGAAGTCAAACGTCATACGTGGTCTGGTGTTTTGTATGGTAGAGGGGGTCATATAGTCCTAGGACTTGATGATCTCGATATGATGCTTTACCAGATTATTGGATGGCCTGTCGGTAGAATCAGCGCAACGGGAGAACTAGATGCCTAAAACTGAATTGGTGATAACAGCATGGGAACCCTATCGTAGATGGTGGGGCGGCGTTAGAGCAGACGTTACCATAGAACGTCGTACTTACCACGGTGATATGCCTGGTATGTATATCAACAAAACTATAGCTCAGACTACTTGGCGTGTTCCCAAAGGTTGGAGTATTGTCAGACTGGTGGTGAATGACGATGGGTCGGTTGTTAACGAAACCTAGCACGTTTCACAACAGATGTAATGACTTGAGACGCCTACTCAAGATCGAGACTAGGTGGTTCAGCGTTCGTGTACACAATTGGGTTAGTGGTGATCCAGTACAATATCAGCATATGCATCCTTGGCCGTTTTTGACCGTAGTGTTGACTGGTGGGTACGATGATGTTGGTGATGGCCGTCCTACAGATTTCGTTCGCGGGCCTTGTATCAGGTATCGTCCTATGTCTTGGCGACACTCGGTTATCAATGTCATACCTGGTACGTGGACAATTGTGATAACGGGAAAGATAATGCGTAAATGGCGGTTCTTCATTGACAACAAGGAAGTCGATGAAAAGACCTGGGGACTGAGGAAGTGTGACTAGTGAAGCCTAAAGCACCTTACGCGCTTTGCGATCAATGCCCGTTTAAGGATCGTTCCTTTGCTAAGAGCGTTGGGCCTGCTGATGCTAAGCTTGCTGTAGTATCTAGGAGTCCTGGTTACTACGAAGCTTTGAATGGTAAGTCGTTCGCTGGACCTTCTGGCAAGGTTCTCGATCATTTGCTTAAACTGCATGGTGTTGATAGAAAAGATATATTGGCTACTAACGTGGTTCTGTGTCAGTCCGACGGCCAAGAGTCGGGTTTCGGTATGGCTCAGGCTTGCTGTGAGCCGCGCCTAGAGGCAGAGATTGCCGAGTGTGACACGGTTATTGCCGCTGGCAGCGAAGCCGTAAAAGGGCTGCTAGGGGCTGGTAGCATAGGCGGAATGCGAGCTTACGTGCATATGCGTGAAACGCAAGCTGGCGACCCCGTTAAGGGTAGCTTGTGGCCTAAGCAACAACGTGTGATTGTCACGAATAACCCCGCTATGGTACTTCGTGACGATGCTGTATTCCCCGAACTAGTTAGAGATTTTCGTTTGGCGATCAATCCACTACCAACACCTAAACTACCTAAAGTCAAATGGACGGAGGATTGGAATGAAACCAAATCGTGGGTTGCTGAACTTCGTACCGCACTCAAGTCAGGAACGATGGTATCAGTTGATATCGAAGGAGCATACCCGAACATCGCGTCTATCAGCTTTGCTATACGTCCCGAACGGGCGATCGTTTTCGGTATCCCGGTTGTTAAACAGGTACTTGAAGAATTCCCAGAAATCCTGAGTATTGAAGATGTTAGGTATCTGTGGCAATTCGGTAAGTACGATACAAAAGAGCTTACCAAGTTTGGTGTAGACTGTCGCATAGATGAGGATACGGGTATGTTGAGCTACGCACTCGACGAGCGCCCAGGTAATCCTGAATCTGGTGCTGGTGGTCATTCACTTGAATGGCTATTGAAAGATGAGTTAGGTTGGCCGCGTTATGAACCTACATCTGTGCGTGACTTCAAAGCCCGTCGCAATGCTTGGGCTGAGTGGCCTGAAGTCCTACCTGGAAAACGTGAAAGGATTGATTTGTATGAGTACAATGGAATGGACGCAGCCGGTACTTTGGCCCTCTACGACGTACTACGTGATCGTGCCATCAACGACAACGTATTTGATAGGCCATATAAGTCTCAACTACTTCCTCTCACAAGGGCGTTAGCACAAGTTGAGCTTGGTGGTATTATTTGGGATGCCGATGCTGCCTGTGATATTCTAGAAGCTGAGGTTTGGCCTAAGCTATATGAGTGGCGTCAGGTACTACGTACTATCTCTAAGTTGCCTGAATTGAATCCTAACTCGCCTCAGCAGGTTGCCGCGTTAATGTATGATACGTGGGGAATTGAGCATGATCTAGATAGACCAGGAAAAGAGCGCGACGGAAAACAATCTACAGACAAGCTGGTACGTGAGAAAATTCTACGCGGTGAGTATCGAGCTACTAACGTGCAGAAAAGTAGTCTAGCAGGTATCGAATCTTTCATCAAGACTTTTGATCTTTGGAAAGAACTGGATACCCAAAGGAGTAGATATCTTGAAGGACTTACCCTCAAACGAGATCCTGACGGAAGAATTTACACTCACTATAAAGAGCATGGAACGGAATCAGGACGACTCAGTTCTTCTGATCCAAATATGCAAAATGTTACTAGACCAAAAGAGGGACTTCCAAATATTCGTCGCGTGTTCGTCGCAGATCCAGGCTGCCAATTTATTTCAGCAGACCTCAGCCAAGCTGAACTCAGAGCCATTGCCGTCCTATCCGGGGATAGAGAACTGCAAGCTATCTATAGGGACACTAATAGAAGCCTTCACAAAGAAGTAGCCACAGAATTCTATGGAAAGGGGTACACCTATGAACAGTACGTTCGGGCGAAGAACATTAATTTCGGAGTCGCTTACTGGCAATCTGCCTATAGTTTCGCTCAACTATATCATATGCCCCAGGCGGAAGCACAGAAGTTCATTGACTTCTGGTGGGCGCGTTTCCCCAGGGTACATGAGTGGACGAAGGAAATCGAGAAGAAGGTATTAAATGAAGGAGAACTACAATCCCCATTCGGACATAAACGAAGATTCTATGTTATACCATCAGATCAGTCAGCCAGAATCCACATTGTCAAAGAAGGAATTAATTTCCTACCTCAAAATATTGCAGCAAATATCACTCTGTATGCACT